AAAAAATTTCTACCATATACCCCAGAAGGTATTAAAAGAGACATAAACAATCGTTATGCGGATACGTTGGCGATAAGTATATATACTTGGGACGGAACAACTACGCAATATGAGATATTGAAATCTCCGAGTTTGTATCCAATAGAAAAGTTACAAGTATATGTAAACAATGATTTAATACAGCATTTTTACGATTACACTATAGACGGTACTATAGTTACACTCAAAAACACTGAAAATTATTTAGAAAATTCAAAAATTAAATTTGTTATAAGCATTTAACATAGCATTTAATTCAGCGATAAATATATTCATGGCAGTGTATTATGGTTATAGCAGTATAGGTAAAAGGTCTGGTAGTACAATACTAACAGATAAAGATTTGGCACGCAGAGATTTGTTAAATCACTTTTACACAAGACGTGGTGAAAGAGTTATGCAACCTGAGTTTGGTTGCATAATTTGGGATTTATTATTTGAACCATTGGATGATTATACCAAAACATTAGCAAACGAAGAAGTAGAAAGAATTATCAACAGTGACCCTAGATGGGAAATTGATAATATATTTCTATTAACAGATGACCAACATTCTATTGAAGTAAGAGCAAATATAATTTACACGCCGAATAATACGGCAGAAGAATTATTTTTAACATTTGAGAGCGAGGCAGACTAATGGCACAGGGTGCAAGACAAAGCAGTTTATTTGCTGCGGAAGATTTTAGCGTAGTTTATGAAAGTTTCAGTCAGGCAAATTTTCAAGCATATGACTTTAACACTATCAGAAATGCTATGGTTGATTATATCAGAAATAATTACCCAGAAGATTTCAATGATTGGATTACGAGCAGTGAATTTGTTAGTTTAATTGAACTACTAGCATTTTTAGGACACAACCTTGCGTTCCGTGCAGACCTTGCCTCACGTGAAAATTATCTCAGTACTGCTGAACGCCGTGAAAGTGCCCTTCGCATTGCTGAATTCTTAGGATATACACCTACTCGCAATGTTGTTAGCGAAGGGTATCTTAAAATCAATAGTGTTCGTACTACAGAAAGATTATTTGATGTTGAAGGAAACAGTCTTGCAAATCAAGAAATATATTTTGAAGACGTAACTGACCCAGATACATATCAAAATTTCTTAACTATCATGAATGCAGTATTTGCAAACAGTAGTCAATTTGGAACTCCATTTTCTAAAGCAAATTTAAATGGCATTCAAAATGAAATCTATAGAACAAAAACCGTTAATAATAGAATTACTGAAAAATTTACTTCAACTGTAAGTGGACAAAGACTTGGGTTTGAATTGATTAGTTTAAACTATAATCAGAACGATGCCGTAATTGAAGAAAGAACACCAGAACCTAATAAAGCATTTGATATCCTGTATCGAAATGATAATAGTGGATTTTCTAGTCCGAATACCGGGTTTTTTATGGGGTTCAAACAAGGTGAACTTCATTATGAAGACTTCAATATTCAGACAGGTTTCTCAAACATGGTTATTGATATTAACCAAGAAAATATTGCCAATGGAAATGTTTGGGTACAATCAGTCACAAATACTGGCACAGTTATAAAAAATTGGACATTAGTTGACCGTCAATATGGAACAAATGCTATTTTTAACAGTATAAACAATAATACTCGTGATATATTTACAGTAAGCAGCAGAGAAGATGACCAAATTAGTATTGTATTTGGCGATGGAAGTTTTGGAAACATTCCACGTGGTATCATTCGTGTTTGGTATAGAACAGGTGCAAACACAAGTTATGTGATTAATCCAAATAATATGAGTAGCATTACAAAACAGTTTAGTTACACTGGTCTAGACGGAAATACATATAATGTAACATTTAACTTATCGTTGAAAGAAACTGTAAGTAATGCGAGCGAGAGAGAAAGTCTAAAAAGTATCAAAGACAATGCTGGAAGATTCTTTGCGTCACAAGACAGAATGGTAACTGCAAGTGATTACAGTCTTTTCCCTCTGACTGTAAGTGAAAATGTCAGAAAAATCAAGAGCATAAACCGTGTTCACAGTGGTCACAGTCGTTTCAGAGATTTTTATGATCCAACCGCAACATACAGCGATGCTAGTATGTATACAGATGATGGTTATATCTATAAAAATGATACAACTGTGAGTAGTGTTATAAGTTTGCCAACAACTACAACACCAGAACAGATTTTTGAAAAAAATATTAAACCATTGCTAAGTGATTCAGAAGTAAAAAACTTTTATTATGAAAGACATCATTATGAATTAGAAAACACAGTATTTGATGCTGGTACCGATTATTCAGATACAACGGATGCTATAACAGTTTTCAACAATGACAATTCTGATACAAATGTTTATAGATGGAACCAAGCAACCTATGGAAACAATAGTTCAACTGGTTACTTGACCTATAATGGGTTTGTTCAGAGATTGGGTGATACTGGTTCATATCCTATGAAAAAAATAAAAGTAAATTCTATTGTAGAATTTATAACAAGTCCTTATAAAAAGGGTTATATCAAAGAAATTCAGATAGTAGATGATGGTTCTGGATACACAAGTCCTCCGACTGTTACTATTAATGGTTCAGGGTCAGATGCAGTAGCAACCGCAAACATTAACTCAGGTGTTGTCACATCTATTACAATTTCCAATAGTGGATACAATTACGATAGTTCTACAACTGTTACAATAAGTGGCGGCGGAGGTAGTGGTGCGACCGCAAGAGTTGTTGTTGCCGATGCTGATACCCAATGGGTAAGAGTTTCTTCTCTTGTAAATGACGGTCTTGGACTAGAGGATTCAACTGGTCAACCAACCGGGTTAACCACTGATAGTCGAGGTGCGATATCTGTAAATGGAGTAATTCCATCAGGTGCTAGAATTAGAAGAATTCTTCCAAGTTGGGCAACAGACATATATGGAAGTATAAAAGATGATATCATTAGTAAGTTAACAAACAATTTAAGTTTTGGTCTTAGATATCATGTAGCATCTCAAGAATGGAGAGTTATCAACAGTAGTGACCTTCCATCATCATCACTGATAAACCCTTCATTCTGGAATAGAACATACGAAGGAGACCAAACTAGCACTGGTCGTGACCAAAGTTGGATTATTCGCGTAAATTATCTTAGTGATAGATGGGAATTCTTGGCAAGAAAAACACAATATATTTTTGGAAGCGATAAAAAAATTCGCTTTAATAATTTAAATTTTGGTGAAACATTTAGCAGTCAGACACTAAAACCTCTCAGAGATAACATTGAAATTTTAGATATTAATACAAAAAGTGCTAACAATTCTTCTCCGATAGGTTCGAAGTTTAAATTTAATATTACAGGTTATTTTAATTATAGTGATGGATACACAGACCCTCACAAAGTTCGTTTAACATTGGATGATCCAGATAATGATGGTTTCCCAAATTCTCCAGACGCATTTAAATTGATCAACAATACACAAACCATAACAATGGGTGATGTAAGTGAAAACGGATACACATACAATGTGTTAACTACTACTGGTGATAATTTGACTATTCACAACGGTCGCTCATCACTTCATACTAGATTTAATAGAATCGCAGACTTAAATCAGGTCATCGACCCAAGTAGAACAAACATTATTGACACATATGTTCTTTTAACAAGTTATGATAACCTGTATAGAAGATGGGCATACTATGATGGGCGTGAATACACAAAACCAAATCCACCAACTGTTTATGAATTGAGTACTCTATTCAAAACGTTAAACAGCAAAAAAGTCATAAGTGACCAGATAATTTATCGTCCAGTAAAATATAAAATTATTTTTGGTGAGTTGGCATCGAGTGAATTACAAGTGAGATTCAATGTTACCAAAACAGTTAATAGTACAATGAGTGATACAGAAATTAAACAATCTGTTATATCATTAATCAATGATTATTTTAGTATTGAAAACTGGGATTTTGGCGAAACATTTTATTTCACAGAAATGGCAGCATATATTCACAACAATATGATTGGTCAAATAAGTCAAATAAATATACAAAATTCTGATGGAAGTAATAGTAATTTGTATGAAATAAATTCAGAAAGTGATGAACTGTTCTTGCCAGTTGTTAAAACATCTGACATCACGGTAGAAAGAACACTGAATGTAAATCAAACAACTATAGCAGCAAATTCTGGAGTTAATAATAGATGAGTACTGAATACAGCGCAAACCCGAAGATAGCACCTTTAATTAACCGTCCGGGAGAAAGTACTGAATATACTGGTTTAAGAAATATAAAAGGATTACTTCCTAATATTTTTAAAACTACAATCAACAGTAAATTTTTTAACAGCACAATAGAACAACTTTTATCAAGTGGCAGTCTTCAGGCAGTTAATAATTTTATCGGTGCTAGTGCTAATGTAAGAAATTCAGAAGATTCATATTTTAATTCAGGAAGGTTTGCTGACAATTATCAATTCGTGCCAGGCATTGTTAATCGTGACTCGGATAATAATATTACAGACGTGTTAAGTTATGACGACTTGTTAAAATCATTGGAATTTCACGGTGTAGATATTTCAAATCATAATATGATTTTAAATGAAAATGGGTATACTCTGGGACTTCCTATCAATTATGATATGTTTATAAACTATCACAAATATTTCTGGATGTTAAATAATCTTCCAGTAATTGACATTGTTCCAACAAGTTCTGACCCAATTGATATAGATGACATAGTTGGTTCTATCACATATACCACTCCTACACTAGACAATGGAAAAACACTTTCTCTAGGAAACGGCATGAGAATTCGTTTTTCATCTGTAAACATTCAAAGTTATACACAAACCGTTCCAGGAACGACTACATTTGCCATTGGCGTAACATCACCTGATAGTTTAAAAGTTTATCTAAACTACGAATTAGTAACACAAGGAGTTGATTACAATGTAGTAGGCAATG